TATCTGCATAATATACTTTATCAGATGCTCTTATATGCTCTCTATTTTTATCATCTCTTTCCTTTCTTTCTAGTTTATGTGTCCTATTGTATTCTCTCATCTTTTCTTTATGATGTTCAGAGGTTTTATCATAATATTCTCTTTTATGTGTTAGTATACTTTCCTTCTTCTCATTATATCTAACTTTATGATATTCTTTAAGTTGTTCCTTGTGCTTTTCTCTATATTCTTTATCTTTTATACGCTTTGTTTCTGGATCTTTGTATGGCATATTTATCTCCTTTCTTATATTTATGCATACTGGTATGTTTTACAAGCCCTTTTACATGAAAAAAGTTATGTTTTAACGTCCTTAAAAGCAAAAAACAGACACCCCGAAGGGTGTCTGTTCAATATACTTAACAATAAACCGAGGCTTATAGATAGGTATGTGCTGCGCCAGGAGCAAATGCTACTCCAAGACCCTTAGCGATAATTACATGGTAGTAAAGGTCCGCTCCGAAGAGGTTATCAACTACGCCGTAACGAGTAAGCAAGCCTACTCTTGGTGCGAAGTCATTAGGACCGATAGTACGTTGTACCGTCACTGGGATATATGGGCAGTAGATGATACCTGTGTCATAATACTCAGATCCCTTGTAACCAAGGAGAGCATATTCTAGGTTGTCACGCTTACCTACCATCCACTGAGCTTCAGTTCTGGTGTCACGGTAAACTGCAAAACGTCCACCCACTGAACCGACCTTAGCGATTCCAACTGGCTGTGTGTTTACATTACCATTAACGTCCATGAATTTAAATTCAGGTAACATTTCAAGCATAGCACATACACGAGGTGTAGCTACGATAAAGTTAGCTGCTCCTCTACGGTTACGAATTGCAACCCTGTTAGCCTCAACAATAACCTTGGCATAAAAGTCACGGTTACGTTCACCAAGCCAACGAGCGTCAGCACATGCAGCATACCATAGTGAATAACCATGAGTTGCACCAGCCTTAAGAGCAACCTGTACCATACGCATGATCATTTCACGGTCAATTTCAGCCTGAATCTCGTAACTCATTGCGTTAGTCAATTCAGCATCAATATCGATACCGTTCATGTTGCGAATGTCTTGCTCAAGCTCAATACTCCACTTAGCTGCGAGTCTACGTGTTCCAGCTTCAACAGCGGTCTTCTCAAAAGAGATTTCCATCTGAGGAATATTGGATGTGAACTCGAAGTTTGCTAGGATATCTGCAACACCCTGGTCCTCACCAATCATGTCAAAGTTACCAGCTAAGTCACCAGAAAGCTGCTGCGAAGATGCACCAGTGAATCTAGTATCAAGGTTCTGATAACCCATTTCTGTGGAATCTGCGCCCCATGCTGCAACACCGTCAAAGTTTACAGCACCACCGTTACCATTTGTCATACCAGCAGGGTGAGGTCCACTTGTAGTACCATCAGAATAAGCTTGCGCTGTTCCTGCGGCACCAGGAGTACCAAGAGATTCCTTCTGGTACTTGTAACGCAATGCGAATGCAAGTCCAACAGGTCCGCTCATTGGCTGAACACCTACGATTTCATTCGTAATAAGTTCTGGGAACGTCCTACGAATCATTGGGATTAATACTTTTGGCAAACGTGCATCGCCATTAGCGTAGAAGTCAGAATTACCAACTGCACCACCCTGTCCTGGTGTACCCTGAAGGGAACCACCAAACACGCCACCAGATCCTCCTTCGAGGTTGGCTTCATTAAGACACCAGGATTCCTGGTTCTCTAGAAGAATAGCTGTGTTTAGACGAGTGTGATCGTCACTAATAGCTTTTACGTTATCTGAACTGTAGTCGAGGATTTGTCCCCATTTTTCTACAAGCTCGCTTGCTCTATCTTTGTTTATATAATTTGGTCCAGGTTTAATCATGGAATTATATTCTCCTTTTATTTTTTAATATCAACAGACGACTTTAGCCGTCTTGTTCTTGTAATACACTAAGATATCCGCCTACAGCCCTTTCCTCTTGAGGAACTGGTGCTGATTCCGTGATTGGCTCTTCTTCCTTAGCGGCTACTGGAGTGTCAATCACTTTGGACTGAACCTGCTTAGTTGCCTTTTCGGTAAGAACAGTGGCTTCATCTGCCTCATCACGTTCGAACATCTCTACGACATAATCAAAGTTTTCTTTGATCTCTTCAGGGGACTTCTCTTGAAGCACCCTCATTACATATTTCTTTTTATTCTCATCAAAATCTGCTGCTTTCTGCTCAAGCATCAATGTGGACTTAGTTTTCTTAAGGTCCTGATTGATGGTTATGTTAGTTTTAACAGCTTCATTAAGTTCCTGGCTAAGAGCATCAATACGATTCTTACCATCTTGTAGTGCTTCACGGATTGTGTCAGAGATGAAATCTTCATCTACAGAAACGAGTTCCTTTACAGCTTCTACAATCTTTTTAGCTTGTGTGTTATTAACTGCCTCTTCGATTTGTTCCTCTGGAATCATCTTCTCAAGGTACATATCCATATAATTGGACATTTCAGTAGTCAACTGGTCACGGAAACCAATAGCTTCCTTCTCAACCATGTTTTCATACTTCTCAATAACTTGTTCTAACTTTTCAGCATAATCAGAATCTACTTTAGTCAAAACTTTCTTGAGCTTATTAGTATGGTCGGAATCGATAGCCTCTAAAAGTGTCTGAAGTTTGTCTGCGTGGCTTTCATCAAGCTGTTTGGCAGCGTCTTCTACTTCTAGTGTTACTCTAGCATCGACCTTTTCATCAACAGCATTTTCAAAAGCTTCTACTATAGCCCTTTTGGAGTCCTCATTGAGAACTTCGTTGTCTACAGTGCTTAGAATGTCTTCAAACTTCTTGGTCATTATATAGTCTCCTTATAATCATAATTATTTACTATTTTCTATAGTATTTTATTCAATTTTTAAGGTTATTAGTCTTTAGCAATAGCCCTTTTCTTAATTCTTGCTTTAATTTTCTCATCTACAACTACTGAAAGGGTCTTTCTAGCGTTAGAATAATCCTTTTCACAGATATTGTTAATGAACTCAACCATCATCTTATTTTGTTTCTTCATGTTGTTCTCCTTAATCTTCTTCGTCTTAGATTTTGTTTTATCAGGTAGCCCATCATGTTTAGTAGAAGCAAAATCTTTGGCATCACTACCTTTCATAGACTTTGCCGCTTTAGCGACCTCTTTTGAAGCACACTTACCGTTCTTCTTACAGTTGTGTACCATTCCCATAAATTGTTGTTGGGTTTTAGATTTTGCTTTTTCTGAAATTGCTGATTTATCTATAACCAAAAGACACTTTATATCTTTGACCTATTTTTACTTTTATTATCTTATTCCTCTATTAACCATTATAGCATCCTCTAATCCTTGTCCTGCACCAGCAGTTCTTAATGCCTTTACGAAAGCAGCTAATGAAATTCCTTGTAATCCACTTAAAATTGACATATATTTACCATAATTGCCTTTAGTAATTTTAAGTTTATCTCCTTCTATCTTTGTAACTATTTCTTCTGCTTCTGGTTTTAAATCATTTGCCATAATATCAACAATCTGAAAACCTATAACTTTCTTTTTTGATGGATCACTTTCGTCTTTAAGTTGTTGTATTAATTCCTTTATTTTTTCTTGTGACTCAATAGGTGCTGGTTCTACTTTTACTTCTTTAGGAGTTTTTCTAGGATCTCCAAGATCCATCTCTGTTTGTTCTATATCAACTTCATTGAGTTGTTTCTTAACGTCCCAAGATTCCGTCATAAATCCTACATTAATTACTTTCATATTACATTTTCTCCCTAACGATCTGATGTGTCATAGTCTGGTTCATACCTATCTCTTTTATACTCTGTATATCGATTTCCTATGTCTTCGCCATCTTTATTTATATATGCTTTGGTTTCAGCTACGGCTATTGCTTTGACTTCATCTGTTAGTGGACCTACTACGCCTCTACGTTCCTCTTCTGGCGTTTCATCTGTTACATCTGTTATGTTTATCTCACCTACAGTATAATACTCATCCCATGATGGGTCTGTATAACCACCCCTTTGGGCAGGTTCATATTCAAACTCTATATCACCATTAACCTTAATAGTATAACCATTGATTCCTACATCTATTGAAAACTCACCGCCAGGATTTATGTTATAATCAAATACTTCGGCAGCTTCTTCTAGTTCGACCTCTTCTTTATACATTTTGGTATATGCTTCTTCTAATAGATGTGTGTCTTTGTCTTTCATTTATACATGCCCTCTAACTTATCCTTTAAAGTATTTACATCTTCGAGGGTTACAAGAGAATTAAGCTTATGTAAAAATTCATCCTCTCCATCGACATCGATTTTTGAAGAGTGCAGATCACGAATACTCTTAATCAATGATTCTAATTCAGACATTGCATAAGTAACATCAAGTGGGTTTAGTTGTGGTTCAGTTTCTTCTACTTCATCACGAGGTTCTGGCTGATATGCACCATGACCACCCCAGGCTTCTGCTATTAGTTGTATGTCTTTCTTGTTCATTTAAGCCCTATTAATCATAAATTTCTCTACACTCTTCTGTAGTTGATTTATTCTAACTCCTAAGTCCTCTAAATTTTTAATTACATTTTCTGGGTCGTGCTTAATTCCAACATGAACGTCCGCCATAATCTGTTGCATCCAACGTGAAGATTGATTAAATTCATTTGGGGCAGCTTCTTCTAATATTTTGTTGTTCATAAATCCAACGTTATGTGCTTTAATGTGTTTCATAATACTCCTTACATGTTCTTCATTTCATTAATAAACTGTATTACAGAATTTGAAATTTGTTCTTGCTTTGCATCGCCATGTTTAGGAAGATTACAAAGATTGTTCTTTAATTTATCATAAGTATTCTCTACAAATTCACAAACTGTTCCATCACACTTAAGGATGTACTGCTTTGCTTCGAAGATACCTTCTACAAAGGCAGTATCAACAGATGGATCATGAACAACATCGCAGCAAATGAGTCTAAAGTCTTGAACGTCATTATGGTCACCGTTCTCAGTAAGTTTACCAAGTGCTCTTGAACTAACACCAAGCTTTACGCCATCAAGCATAAGAGTTCTTACGATCTGGCCCATTGGAGTTTCGAGGATTTTGGACTTACCATAGAAGTCTTCTCTATCCTGGCGCATTTCTGTCATCATGTGACATGCACGTTCAGGATTGATTTCTACAGAATTACCAGTCCAGTGAGATTTACCATTGTCCATACAATAGAAGTTAGAATTTCGAGTTTCTACACAATATACTCTATCACTAAAGTCATCTATCTTCTCAACATTTAAAAATCGTTGATCTAAATATATTCCCTTAGTAGTTGCAAAATTCAATTGATATAATGGAACTTTATTTTCTGCGTTAATAAAATGATCTGCAAAATAATAATCTGCTGTAGACTCTATACATGTTATATTACCTGATCCACCAGTTTTAAATAAACATTCATTAAAATCCTCTATAAGTCTCTTAGAAACTGAGAATATATTACTAACGGTATAATCACTATATGTGGACTGATTCATACGACCATCACCAATACAGAACCAATGTAATAATTCTTCTAATAGCGTAGAAGATGTGTCTTTAAGCTCTTGAGGAATATATTTATCATAGCATTTGCCTAATGGTGTAAGATATTGGTGTAATCTTCTATCAGATAAACGAAAATCTATTTTATCTCCAGTATCATTTTCGCTCCAGTGCATCTCTTGTGGAAATCCACTAAGCATATCTCGAATTTTATCCGCATTATCTCCTGCATTTTGAGTAATATGTATTGAATATGAATTTTTTGATGTTGAAATATGCCCTTCTGATAACCAAATGCCCATAAATGCCATAAATGTCTTATAATCAATTTCTATATCGGTAGTAACATCATTCTTATATAACTTTATATTGTTGACTTTGATACCCTTTAATATAAACGAATCTGAAGTATCCGCATCCCACTCTCCCCTACGAGGAATAAAATCATGTGAATATTTTCCGGCATCTTTATCAATATATAATTCTTCCGCCGTTATATATTGATATCCACTAGATCTAGTCTTGGTAATAAACCTGTGAGTTGGCGTGACCATAGTATCAATATTTCGACCAGTAATTTTATACATAGTCCCAGTGTATGGTTCATTTATAGTGCGAATTGATGGTTGCAACTCAATCTTATCTGTATCAGTATTTAATGTATATATAAGTTCCCCATCATAAACAGATTCTATTGATTTCCACCCGTTAATAGTTAATATTTTAGCGGAATTTGTGTAGCAGGTCGGATGGTTAAGTTCTCCAAGGGAACGACCAGCCTTGATCATGTCCTTATCGTAACGTGCGGTTTCTTTCATCATTTCATCTAAAGAATAGACACGGTTGTTCTTATTCTTCTGATTTGCTCTCATAAAGATACCCTCGAAGAACATTCTACGGTCTTTATTCGGACCCTGTTCTTCTACAATCAAGTTAATATCATAATTTGGTTGTTCAACCAATAAATGTAGTGCGTCTGGGTTCATAATTTCTCCTTTAAAGTAATGTGTAATTATTTACTAATTTTTAAGGTTTTTAATATCTGTTTCGGTAACTATCGTGAATTTGTACCCATGACTCTTGGCCCATTCCTTTGCCGCTGTCCATTTAGATATATTTGTGGCATAGGTTATTTGCTCTCGTAATAGTGCCATTTTATTCTTTCGATTCTTAGTTTTGGGTGGCTGACACTGTCTTGCTGGCTTTACTTCTATAAGGAATTTGTGGATTTTCCCTACTTTATCCTTAATAGTGAAGTTAAAGTCGATAAAATATCTATGAACCTTTCCGTCTGTTGGCTTTATATAAGGTATATATATCTCCTCACTAGCCCAACTAATTATACTAGAGTTATTATCCAACCATCGCATATATTGTAATTCCAACCCAGACCTGTAAATACAAACATGTGACATACATTTATCCCTATTTATGGGTTTAAAAATACCTTGTTTATACTTATTACGTCTTTTCATATAAAATAAAAATACCCTGTTTATATCGTTTTCTTGCTGCCATTTGAAATACTTATGATAAATAGTTAAAATGACAACCTTTAAACAATATTTTACAGAAGCAATTAGTCAACAAAATGGTAATTTTACTCCACCTAAGAAAACTATTAAGGGATATAAGCTATTCAGAACATTGAAAACTAGAAGTGGAAATATTTTTCCGTTATTTATTGGTAAATCAACTCCAACCCCAATTGGAAAATGGATACCAGCAGAATTTATCCCAACTAAGGGATTTGCTCAAAGACCTGGATGGCATACTGGTATACTTCCTGATGCTCCTCATCTAATGAGAAAGGATGGAACAATGGCACCTGATCGTGTTTGGGCAGAAGTAGAAATTCCTAATGATGTTAATTGGCAAAAGGTTGCTGATCAAACTAGAACTGGGGATATAAGAGATAGAGTTCCAGTTGGTGGTAACTATAAGTTTAAAACAAATAAACTACAGGGTGGTGCATGGTTAATTGGTGGTGCAATAAAGGTAAATAAACTTCTAAGTGATGAAGAAGTTAATGATATTATGGCTGCTAATGGTAAACCTATACCCAAACAAGAAATAGAAGACCTTACTCAATAAAAAAGCCCCTTCCGAAGAGGAAGCTCTCTTAATATCATAGTTATATTGTTAATCCATCTTGTAAAAATTAGCAACCATTACTGATTCCTTTATAGGCTTTCTGTTTCTACCCTTACCTGGAGCCGTTTTACGATTTCTGTGTGTGCGATTTAGTCCACTACCATCTTTCTTGCTACAAGCCTCTTCAACTTCGTCATCCTCTTTAGATTCTTCGTCATTTGAAGACATTGTAGGAATTCCACCGACTTCAGAACCGAATGTTACTTCAGGCTCTCCGCCAATTTCCATTTCAATTCCGCCTTCTGGTCCCATGCCATCGCCCATGCCATCGCCCATGCCATCGCCCATACCATCGCCCATACCATCGCCACAACCTGCCATAGCATCTTCAACACCAAGGTCACCAAGGATTTTGCCCTTAAGGTCTTGGAGTGCAGCATCTAGAATGTCAGTGATATTCTCACCAAAGCTAGATTCTACACCATCAAGTGCAGCTTCAATAGAATCAGCAGCATACTTCTCAAAAGCATCTACCAATAGATCATTATACTGTTTCTGGAGTTGCTTTACTTTGCTCTGGATACCAGAGTCACCGCCAGCGGAGTCAGAACCTTCAGAATCGTCATCGTCATCAGAGTCACCCTTTGCAAAAGGATTGTCACCTGAGTCAGAATCGGAATCGTCTGACTTCTCAGAATCGGAATCGTCTGACTTCTCAGAATCATTAGAATCATCGGAATCGTCTTTGTCTTCCTTTGAGTCTTCTGACTTTTCTTCCTTGTCATCATCCTTTTCTTCTTTATCTTCTTTTGAATCGGCACCGAGAGAAGTATCGCTGTCGTCCTCTTCTAGTTTACCTGAGAAAAGGCTTTCATATTTTTCTGTTAGTAGGTCTTCTAAGTTTTTAGTATCGTTATCTCTCATAATGCTCCTTTAAATTATTCCTTCAACAATGAAACGACTTACTGTTTCAGCTTGTGTTTCTCCAGGGAGTGCTCCCCTACCCTTGTAAATATTGTTATTACTAATAGTATTTGCTGATAGTGTGAAACTACTGGAATTAGCAGAAGTTGTACCTAATACGTCAAGAACGTGTGCTGATAGTGTACCACTAGCTGTTCCATTAAACGGGGAACCATCAACAATAGTATGACTAATAACAATTGGTGTTGATACAACTTCATAAGGATATAGAATTTCGTATCCCTTAGTGATTGCCGTTCCATCAGTTAAGATTTGTTGGTTGGTAAAATCTAACGTCCATGCACCAGAAAGAGCAGTAATTGTTCCTGAAACAGGAAGTCCTGCTGCGGAAAGTATTCCTGAACCTACTTCTGAAAGTGTAAATCCACCCGAACTAACATCCATTGATATTGAAGATGGTACATAAGATGAAAGACCATCTACTAATGAAAGAATTCCTGATGCTGTAAGTCCACTTGTTGCTGTGGTAATAGTTGTTATCTCACTAGCTATTGTTTGTCCTACTTCTTCTGGTACGATTGTAATAGGAAGTGATGTTGCAATTGCCAATGAATGTCCAGAGGATGTTACTTCGGCTGCTAGTACTGCACTAAGTGTTGCATCTGCTTCACTATATGTACCACTAACATATGCAGTATAATTTGTGGTTGATGCATAGTTTGATATACCTGTTACTCCTGCTACATTAACAGATACATCTGATGTAACTGCTTTTACACTAAAATCTGATGCACTGAACGCATCACTGGATTTTGCTACTGTTTTCTTTGATTTTTTCTTAGATGCCATGATATTTCTCCTGTTATCAATATAACTTTGAATTATTTACCATTTTTTATGTATTTCTGTGAAGTTATTATCTAAAATCATTAGGTACCTATAACCATTATTTATGGTAGCGTCCCGTTTCGCCGCATTTTTATCGATCCCTTGACGCTTTAGTATATAACTAGATTTAATTTCTATGATTAGATTGTCCTTTGGTACTTTAAAATCTGGGAAATAGTAATGCCTCTTTCCGTTATATTTATAATTTATCTTAAACGTGGAAAAATCAAAATCCTCTTCTTTATAAATATTATTTTCAAATACATAATCCAAAAACTGTGGCTCATATCCTTGAAGTTTTATTATGGTTCCAGATGGAAGGGTATAAGATTTATGTTGATAACAAGACGTTTTCCAATTGTTAAATTTATCTATATTTTCAGCAGAAAGTGAATTAGCCTCTTGTCTGGTTCTTCTTTTCATATTATTAGTATCAAAAAACGCTTGCATTGTTGGTGCGGAACAAGTATACAAATCCGCTAATTGTTGCATTGTATATTCCCCTTCGTGATGTAATTTATATATCTTATCGCTATCTTCTAAAGGTATATTTACTTTATACGGTCTATGTTTTCTATCAACACCCACTCTATCCATAAAATGTTGTATAGCCCACTCTGAACAATTAAATTTATTTGCGATTGGGTTTATAGATTTGGTTTCTTTGTACATATTAATAATAAGTTCTTTATTTTTAGATAGTATGGGATATACAGAGTCAGCATAATCATCTCGTCTTGCAATTGCGTTACGTTTCATATAATCGGTAATATATTTACGATTGCAATTGTAATGTTTTGCTATTTGATAGGTAGACATTCCAGAATCATATAATCGTTTAAGTTCGTTTGATTTACCGTCTGGGATATAAGAAGAAATCTTAAGTTGACATTCACTTCTTCCTCTTATATGAACATCATGTTTGTTTAATATTCTGGCAATTTTTCCTTGTCCACAGGAATACTCTTTAGAAAGAGAATTAATAGATTGTTTATCTTGATATTTATATATAATTTCTTGTTCTGGTAATTTTTTTCTTTTCATGTAATTATTTAGTTAAACCGCATGGAATTCAAGTAAAAATTATTGGGGGTTCTGGTTATTTATTATATATTAGTTGTAATTTATTGGTATATAACTACTTATGTAAATTATTCTATGAAGAATAGAGGTGGCTCTGCTTCTCCAAATCCATCCATCAATTCCTTCTCCAGTGTTTCTTGTTCCTTTAATCCTTGTGTCATAAGATCGTTTGGGTTAACTTGACCACCACCAAACAATATAACACCACCAAATTTGCCACGAATATGGGCCAAAGATATCTTTGTTAATGCCAAAGCATAACGTTGAACCCAACGTTCTTGTACTAATTCTGCTACAGATTGTTCCATTCTACAACCAACAACACCTATATATTGTCCTCTACCACTAGTGAACCCTGTTTGTGGTTCTGGTGTTAGTCTCAATATCTGAGATGCTGGGTTGAAGTTTACATAAACACTTGTAGCGAACATCTTCTTACGAAGGTCCATCCATTCTTTAAGTAGATGCCAGGTCGTGATGTCAAAACCGAAACCACCCATCATCGCTCCAAAGTATGCTTGCTGAGCAAACATGTAATCCATGTTAAATAAGATTTCTGTTCCACCGCCACTTCCACCAGCAGGGTCTACTGAGAAGATTCCTACTACTTTCCTGTAGTTATTAAGGTCGCAATCTACATACTGACCTGATACCATTGATCCTCCGGCTGAGTATGGGCAATAAAAGTCTGTTATTTGGTTTAACATGTCATCTATCTTAAGACCATAACCGCACTGATATATTTCAGAGTTAAACAACAAGATTTCTTCTGTAAATCCTGCATATTTGGAATACCATTCACATGCCTGATTGATAAAGTCCATTATCTGGTCTTCACAAATCTCAATGTTAGTCATAGGCCAACCAATTTGCATCTTGATTCTTTCACTTAGAAGTTCGTAACTTGTTACTACAGGATTAAGTGTTGTACTTCCACGAACTCCTACCGGTGTTATTGATTCAAAGGCATCACAATGTGGGAATGCTGGTGCTGTGCTTATTGAAATAAACTCATCTGGTAATGAGCAAACACCTGGGACTGCTGTGTATGCAGGAACACTAGATAGTGTCTGCCAAATAGAAGATATACCACTAAATTCTGTGCTATTTGTGTAGTATGCACTTCCATTGAATGCCATACTTTCCATATCAGTTCCAACGGTTCCAACTGTTGGATCGAAGAATTGATATTCCCAATTTCTTGTTGTAGCAACTGGTACACTATTAAAATACCACTGATATCCTGTGGCTCCTACATCAACAGTTTCGATTGATGTTACAGAAGTAAATCCTGTAATAGCTGGGACACCTAAAACCAATCCAGATAGATATGTAACTGAAGAAACAAACTGTGTTCCTGTCATTGTCTCTGGAGAAGTATTTTGTCCTGTAATAGAAGCACTTCCTGCATCTGGAACAAAGGCAAAAGTATTACTTGGGAGAATTCTAAAGGATGGATAGGTAGGCCACGCTGGTTCGATAATAAATTCAACTGGATCACTAACACTTGGTGAAACTACGCTACTAGATACCGATAGTACCATCTCAGATGTTTGATGACTAAAGAAAGTATGGGTCCAAGAGCTTGTTGAAGATACAAGTGTATTGTTAAAATTCCAATTCCATGCACTAACCGAACTAACTGCTGGTGTAGTGTCAGTAAATGTTACTGATAATGATGGACTGGTAAATACAACTGGATTTCCAGTCGAAATATCAAATGTTACGGCCATACGGGCACTCCTCTTTTAATTATTTACTAAAAGAAGTGTTAAAATAGTATTTATTTGCCATTATCTTTATTGAGTTTGGCTCTATCTTTGTCTATATGGCCCGTTAGACCCATAAAATCACAAGTTCCACCACTACAGGCCTCTCCTGCTCCACCAAAATCTTTTGATGTCATTTCTTCTTCATAATATTCAGTCCAGTCGATATCTACATAATCTCGCTTCAAATCTAACCATATTTTCCAGTTCTGAACATCCTTAAGGCAATAAGTCATTTTCCTAACATCATCTTCAAAGTATTTCTCAGCAAACTTTTCTGCTCGTGTACGAATCTTACGTTTATCGTAATAGTTCTTAACATTACACTGCAACCAAGACCTTAAAAGCTTATCTGGGCTTTCGGGGGAGAGTCCTTCCTCTTTCCATTTAACACCATTTGTCTTTAGATCCTCTCCTATCTTGATACGGAGTTTATCTACATCCAATATTTCTCCTATACCCAATATACAATCACATGCCGCCCATAAGTTTGCTGTGAATGCATCATTAGCTGCTACTATAAGACCACTAGCCAATACAGAAGGATCACCATATTCTCGTACAAGTTCTATTGGAGTATATACTGCTGTAAACGGTGCTTGTGGATAATCTTTATCACCCGATACTGGGAGAATTGAGATACCAGCAAACCATCTTCGGTTTCTATAGATAAAAGATTCTATTGTATCCCACTCATCTGGCTTTACATTAATTGTATTGGATACATTATGTCTCAACCAAGGAGCAACACCAACATCAGTACGTGTTCCTGCTTCAATCCAATTTTGTTGAGTTAGTTTTACACTCTCTAGTAATGTAATAGCATCAACATCGTTCTTTGTCTTAGCACCATCAGGTACTTCGCACATAAAAGTAATGACTTGATCGGTATTACCACTAGACCATACAGAATCTTCTACAGCAGATGGATTATGTTGCTTGAAATACTTCAGAGGTTCTTCTAAAATGTTTGCTTGTACTCGTCTAAAGTACCTACGGGCGTGGTGTGGATGGATACCAGACGCAGTTCCTAGAATACAGCTTGTTGTTCCCGCTGGTTTAACACATGTTGCTCGTGCACACTTGTTAACTCCGACAATTGGTGCTAATCTTTCATTAATTTCAAGTATAAGCTTTGCACCTTTGCGTTGTACCTTCGGATCAAATGCAATATCAGGTACATCTGCCATCCCAGTCATAGAAACACCTAGAAGTGCCTCTCGTTTTACAATATTATTGGTTACTTCGCCCAAATAAGGGAAATTATCGTAAGATGCTTGTAATGTTCCAAGTATTGCGGCTGCTTTGCACGATTCAAGGAACTTTTCTTCGGTTGTTGCCTTCTTCATGTTGATTTCGCAAAGATTACAGAACTGCCAACCAGAATTTCCATCTTTATCGTAAGCTTGCATACCGATTTCTACACAATTATGAACTAATGTTCCATTGGCAAAAAAGTTATGATTATTTTCTACCGTAATATCATATACATCTTGGTTATCAATAATACTTACGGATTTTATTTTTTTAATTTTCTTAGTAGTTTCCATTCCTTTAATTCCTTTTCATAAGTATCACAATAATGTGATATATCATCAATAACCGATATATTAATATTATATTGAGCTTTAAACATTTCTACTTTGTATAGTCTATCTTTATAATATCCCTTTATTTCAACTATTCGTATATTGTCACCCTCAATAATTGTAAAATCTGGTCTATACGATTCACCATTATCTAACATATATTGTTTACCTTCAAATTCCCAATCAATATAATTAGCATCTAACCATTTAGCGTATATATATTCCCATGTACTTCGTAACCATATTTTCCTATCTTTCCTATCTATAAAATATCCCTGTATTCCCTTACTAAATACACGAGTTCTACATTCCCAATCAGCCCATGGATTTTTATTTCCAGTGACCCTAATACTACGAAACTCTTTAACATATGGGGTTACAACATTTCTACCCTTCCGTATTTCTATGGATAATAATGAAAAAACCGTTCTAATTTTACTATATGTTATGCCAAGACTTCTTGCCATAATTTTTAGACCATATCCAGAATTATACATTTCCCTTATATATTCCAAACACTCCACATTTAATTTAGTAGTTAATTTTAATTTCCCATTTCTACCATTCTTGGTTTGTTGTATATCATTATACCATAATGTAAATTGATCTTTGTAGTTTATATCAAATTCCATAGTCATTTCTGTATTCCAAGGTTTATTCATAATCATCTCCTATAACTATTTATAATCCTTGTGACTATTTTATCCAGTTTTATCATCATTGTCATCTACTTTATTAAATGACCACTGTTTATCGTTAACATATTCATTAATGGTGACCTCATTACTATCTTCCAATGTAGATAAATCAGCATTAATTGATATAATTTCATCTTCACCAGTCAACATAGCAGCCTTAACATATCCCCTATTAGTATACACCTTATGATCTGGTGTTAATTTCAAATTAGTTCCATCATCAAATTCTATACGTATAATATTTGTATTTTCTTTAGTTTTTAGTCCGTGTGTTACCTGTTCATAAGATAATACTCCGTTATCATTCATAGACAATACTTTATATTGTTCAGGATTCTTACAAATTTCCCTAATAGTAACTTCACCTTTATCTGTTGTTACTAGACTATCACCATGTATACATGGGTTGTATAGTGCTTCTCTATTGTCTGTCCAAATGAACCCAGGTTCTCCGTATTCCTTTACGGACTCCATAAGTTTTGCGAATAGTTCTCTTGGTGTATCATCACGAAGTAAAAGTGCGGAGTTATTTGAACGACCACGCTGTGGGTTATCTCTACGCCACGAACCAACCTTTGCAGTTGCCATATCATTGTCGTCTGGTGAGAAAATACAGATGGTTGCGCTTCTACGAACACCAACAGATAGTACAGCATCAGAAGAATGCATGATAATATCATATGCATCAAGTGATCTAAGTCTATCTCGTACCTTAAGGCATTTTATAATAAGATTTTCTATGTTTATAAGTGCTTGTTTAAGACCTTCTGGGCCTGGAGCCTTTGAGCCAGAAGATATTGGTGACCCTGCTGGTCTAACTTGAGAGAAATCAAACTTAACTTCATAGGCTTTGTACTCTGGGAACGTAACATTACCCACCATAAAGGATGACATTAGAACACCAATAGAATCTGACCAACCTTCAATACTATCTGGTATTACAAAAGTCTTTTCGCCCTTTGACCGTGTTCGTATTTTGGGAAGTTTGGCTATATGATGTGTCTGTACAGAGAATCCAACACCACATCCACACAGGAGAAGGTACATTGACTCCTGAAAAAATCGTGGACGGTCACAATATGAAACTGTGCAGTTATATAGCCTTGCGTTTTTCTTTAGGATGGGGTCGCCACCGAATTGCAAAGCTCGTTGAGAGCCAAGAACGTTTTTTGACATAACCATTTTCTTGGCGAAGTCAAATTCTTCTCTTAATGCTTCAAGCTTTTCAGGTCCGAGTTTCCTCTCGTGCATTTCGAATACACGGTCTACTTGTTCTTCCCATGTCTCTCTTCTTTTTTCTTCTGGTATAAATCTTGCATATTTTGAAACCCTAGTGTATTCCTGTAACGCTTGAATCGACATAAATCTTCCTCTCTTTATCTTTCATTAATATACCACAATTATTTATGACACGCTACATAAAACTAGGAATTTTTACGCTGGACCTGGAGCCTCAGTGGCTGCTGGACGCTCGCCACCTGCTACCATTCCTGGCTGTGTAGGTCCAGGGCCAAACTCTGGTGGAGTGTCTGGCCTAAACTTACCTAATTCAGATTGTGCAGCACCAACTCCTGCGCCACCGCCAGTTGCTCCAGCGATGTCACCTACTGCTGCTTCTAATTCTCCTTGCTTCTCACGGAAGTCAGGACCATTAGTTCTAATCTGTTCAATTTCCCACATAAGCTCATTATCTTTACGCAACCATTCACGGTTTTCAGCCATCTGGTCGTCTGTCCAATCAAGATAATGTCTCTGTGCATAAGACTGGGAAACCAATTCATTGTTACCCATATTATTGTAGTTCTCAAACTTCAAGTTGAATGCCTGTTGTTCACGCATAATCATAAACTGAGTAGGCGTATTGAACGTGAGACAAATTTCATGTTCTTTAAGTTTGTATTTTTCCCATAATTTACGTAGCTTCAAATGAACAATAAACGATTCCTTTAAGGATGTCGAGAACTGGCTTTGAAGACGCATAACAAATTTTGCGAAGCGAAGTTCTTCACGAGTGGTTTCTGTTCCATCAGTGAATGTATCTTCAGGATTAAGTCTTCCAATAGGAACCTTGAGTGACTTGTAAAGTTTCTTAACGAAGTACATAAGGTCATCAAGCTGTCCTAGGTTTGCACCACCAGCTAGAGTTTCAACTTTAGTTCCATCCTGTCCCTGCTTCTTAGCAAACCAGAAAGAGTCAAGCATTGACTGTGGATCATAAACGTTCTGAACACTCTTGCCCTGCTGGTTATATGTTTTTCTAGACCAGTACTGACGGATAAGTTTCTGGAGATACTGCTCAGCTTTTGGTGCTGGCATGTTACCAACGTCTACATAAAATACAAGACGTTCTGGTGCACGAACCAAACGATAAATAACAATTGAATCCTCAATAAGAGATAACTGCTTATAAGCTCTACGTGCATTCTCGATATATGGTATACGCATTGTACGGTCTTCATTCCATAAGCCAGAGTGAACATATGTAATCTGGTTCTTATCGAATACAATAAGTTCTTCCTTCTGATTTCCAGCACCTTGCTTGCCTTCTGGTACTGCTCTACGAAGTAAGAAACCTTTGATTAAAGAATTCTGTACGTTGTCATAAACTGGGTTAATAAGTTCTGATGGAATACTAACGATACCAAGAATACCAAAGTCAGGTCTGTTCTGTGAAATAACATTCTCGTAATATAGCTCACCATCAATTAGAAACTGTCTAAAGTATTCCCAACCTCTATCTTCGAGCTTAAAGATTGTGATAAACTTCTGCCATTCTTTACGAATCTCTTTCTTTATGTTATCTTTGTATTGTCCTTCAACATCAATAATAACAATATTTCCTTCTTGGTCCTTTACAATAGTCTCATCACAAATTTCATCAATAGCATCTGAACACTCTGAGTATGCTGCCATCCTACGATATTGCTGTAGCCTACGAATCTTATCAACATCCATGTTTGCATACATGTATTGATGATAATCCTTATTGATCATAATTGCGCCCTGGCCACCAGCAATATCTTGCTCTTCGCCACGAATTACAATCGACTGTTGATTGATTCTATCTTCTTTCCTCTTAGTTAGATCATTAAAATCTTCATACTTTGGGTTCAAAGAAGATATATCATCAATGATTCTATTTGTGTAGGGAAGCTTTGCTACAAGTTGGTCAAGAAATGAATGACCCTTGCTCCTGTTTCTATTTGATCCGTATTTTGATGGCATAATTAATCTCCTAAACTATTTAATAGTTATCACTCTTTTTAAGATTTCTTAATCATTTAATTACACCAATAATAAAATGGATCGACCCTAACACCACTAATACTAGGATGCTGGTATTCGATGTAACTATCGTACTGTGGTGTACCAGAAACATATGGGTTAAGTGTAGGTCTGACAGCATCTTGTGTAAGTATACCATACCCCGCCTGATTAAATGCTATGATGTCAACATATCCTGCACTCACTGCTCTTGGCATTTCAAATGTTATCAAAGAGTCTGTATGTGCAGTCCAATTAAAGACTTCTACTGCTTCGAAGCCTGGATACATTGCTGAAATTCTATAATTACCACTTGCTGGATTATAAAATACAGAAGAAAGCTCTCTGGAACTTATAGGACTCTCCCATGTTATACCACTTGGTGCAATTGGAAATACTCCTGGTGATCCACTTACATATAATGAACATAATGTATCATACCAAGTTCCATCAATTGTTATTGTCTTATCTTCAACACATGGTATTGTTATCCAAGGATTGGCAGTGTTAACTTGTGGTCTTCCAGAAAGGATAAAGGTATCAGTATTTATTCCATCAATTTCATATCCCTTCATTGCTTCATATTCTTCTATTGTGCTTAATCCAGTGAATGAAGTATCTATCTTGTAAATTTTTCCTGCTGGTTCAGCAGGGTCTTTGAATAACCATCCTTCTATTACAAACGCTGTATTGGCTATAATACGATAAGCTTGTGTTGGTGAAATATCTGTTGGATATTCAAAACTGATATCACCACTCCACTTAATAACCGTTCTCATTTCATGCTCGGTATATGGTGCTTTCCAACTTACTACAATATATGGATCGTTGTATGGAGCAAAGTTTGTTATAATCTGATCTATATCAGATTGGAATCTAGTAATGATTGACATATTAATATTGATGTCAATTGGTACTGGCTGTAACGGATGTGTAAATCCTGTATCGTTAATTCCCATGTTATAATATGGGCCTTCAATCTTATTGAATACACGACCAACGTTTCTACTCATATTAGAAATACTAACAGAAATAATAGGTAGTTTGATATGTTTTGCTTTATTTACAAGATCGTGAATGGTTCTTGTCTTCGGAGCATATACAAAATTACAATGAATCTTATCTTGTATATCTCTGTCTACAGCATTGTTGTGACGTCGTATGACAACATCATCAAAAGCATCCACAAACTGCGCCACCAGTGTTCGTATTTCAAAGTTATAGGTTTCTAATTTCATTCGCCTTGGATATTGGACTGCTCAGCAGCCATAATAAATTCGTGGTCAGCAATTTCCTTTGTAGTCTTAGGAGTCTCAACTGTTATTTCATCGTCCTTGATTGTTTCCCAGTCTGCACACTTCCTCATGCACTTAGGACATGGGACATAATACTTCTTGATTGTTTCAAACCCAGTATAGAATCTTCCGTAACACTTATTACAGTTTGAGTTTGGCTTCTTAGTAAGTGGAATCTGGTCTTTAGCTAAATTTTTAACTTCATCAGGTTCGACATAATACATATCTCCGCTTATCATACTAAAAAACAATTTCAGATTATCCATTTTGCTCTCCTGTCAGTATTTCTATTTCCAATATCTTGTTATAGAACTTGTTATTGCCTTCTGTTGGCAAACTTTCTAATAGATTTGTTACCTTGGAATTATTTGATAGCGTTGAAAGTCTATAATCAAAATATACTAACCCATTCTCTTCCCATTTTTCTATTCCAAATGGAATAGGTATCTCAAATCTCTTCATATCTGTTTCGTTCTTCTTTACCGTAAGCTCGATATGATAATTATTTTGCTTGAACAAAAGCAGTTTACCTTTTCGGTACTGCTTATTGTTAATCGTTAGCCGCAAATTCTTTTGCAGTAAATATTTTAGTGTTTCTT